GAAGAACACCCTAGAAAACTTTCTTAGTGATAAAACATATCTAGATGACAAGGGTGACTAGATGGCCTTAAATCAAGATAAGCTAAAAAGTAGTATTTTAGATGTCTTCAATAGTGAACCAACCAGTAAAGATATCGCAATCAATAAATTTACTAATGCATTAATGGGTTATCTGCTTGATGCAGAAGTTAATTTAGCCGGCCTTACATTGATACATCCAGTATCCGGATTGGCAATATTAGCACAAGATGCTCCATTATTATTTCCAGATGAAACTGGTTCATTGATTAAAGCAGCACTTACTACTGATATTAATGCCGGAATACCAGGTTGGCCGGCAACTGCAGTATCGATTGCAGCGCAACTAGCAACCTCTGTTTCAACTAAACCTATAGCACCCGTTGAACCTATAAATGAACCACCAGCTAGCTTACCCACCTTAGTAGCCCCTATGGTTACAATATTAGCTATACCTCCAGTAATTGCAGAAGCACATAAGGTTGGTATGGGTGGCGGGTCAAAAGAAAATGTGGCATCAACAATGGCCAGTGTAATACATTCATCAGTTGCAACAACAACAATAACCGGTGCAGCATCTAATTCATTGGGATTCTTGTTGCCAGTGACTGGCCCAAGATCAATAAAATAGAAACAAATTTAACCAAAAGCTAATAAGTAATAAGGAAATGGCTGAACGAATTGAATTTAAAAATATTGGTGTTTCTGACCGTGGCATTAATGTAAAAGAGCAAGTAAGGCCTATAGGGATAAAAACGCCTATTCGCAGAGGTGATAGGTTTGGAATATTTGATATGAATACAGATGTTATAAAACAAATCGCAGATAATTTACGAAATTTGCTTTTGACAAATCATAATGAACGACTTGTTAGTAATAACATTGGTGCTAATTTACGAGCACTTGTCTTTGAAAATGCAGGTGTTGTAAATAATAGCACTACACAAACAATTGCAGAGAATATTAAAGCTTCTGTTGATGAATTTATGCCTTTCGTAGAACTTGAAGCACTTGAAGTTGCGCTCCATGAATCAGATTCATCTGTTCCAGACAACTATACAAGAGTAAAAGTGACTTTTAGTGTTCCTGGGTTATCTGAAGGAGATAAGGTTTCAGATATTGATTTATTTTTTAGAGTATAACAAATGGTAACAAGTAACAAAAAATTAAAACAACAAAAGGTGGTTCGCTATCTAAATAAAGACTTTGACGGATTTAGATCAGATTTACTTGAGTATGCAAAGGCACACTTCTCAGATGTAATCACAGATTTTAGTGACACGTCTGTTGGTGGGATGTTCTTAGATTTCACTGCATATGTAGGTGATGTGACATCACATTATTTAGATCATCAATTCAATGAATTATTTATTGATACGGCACGTGAACCAAAGAATATCAAACGTATTGCTAAGCAACTTGGTTTAAAACCTCAACCGGCAACACCATCTGTAGTATATTGCACATTTTTCATTGATTCACCAGTAGTCATTGACAAAAAAGGAAATGTATCACCAGATACAACATCTGCATTCATATTAAAAGCAGGCACCACAGTGGAATCAGATAGTGGCGTTGTATTCGAGCTTCTAGAAGATATTGACTTTTCAATTATCAATGATAAAAACGAAATACAAATATCAGAGCGTGATAGCTCTGGAGAGCCCACTAAAGCATTTATAAAAAAGAGAGCTTTATGTATCTCCGGTGAAAGAAAGACATTTAGCATAACAATACCGAATAAATTCGTAAGATTTAGAAAAGTTGAGTTACCAGATGTCAATGTGACACAAATTATAAGTGTTGTTGACAGTGATGAAAATGAATTTTTTGGTGTTGATTACCTGACACAAGATACTGTCTTCGAGGCTGTGAAAAATGAAACTTTAGATAAGGATGATGTACCATTCATAATTAATATAAAGCCAGCAACGTATAGATACACAGCAGAGTACGACTTTATTACTGAAAAAACAACACTTACATTTGGCTCTGGAAAGGCTGATACAATAGATGATGATATTGTTCCGGACCCATCAGAGTTTGCAATTCCGTTATACGGCAAAACAACGTTGACAAGGTTTTCGATTAATCCAGAACAATTCTTACAAACAAAGACAATGGGTGTTGCACCTATGGGCACTACACTCAAAATTAATACACGTGTTGGTGGTGGATTAGCACATAATGTTGCAGAACGAACAATCAATTCATTAAAAGATACACTGATTGCACCATTATCAACAAACGCAACATTGATTAGCACTGTTATACAAACACTAGATGTCACTAACTTTGAAGAAGCATCAGGCGGTGATGAAAAGCAGACAGTAAATGAATTAAAACAAAATGCAAGTGCTAACTTTGCATCACAAAGTCGATTAGTTACAAAGGAAGATTATATTGCGAGAATATATTCTATGCCTGCAAGTTTCGGTAGAGTATATAGGGCATTTGTTAGAACACATGAAAATGCTAATCTATCAATACAAGTACATATATTAAGTAGAAACTCAGATGGTACATTGACTATTTCACCAGATTCATTAAAAAAGAACCTTAAGACATTTATTGGTGAGTATAAGATGTTGACAGATTCTGTAGATATTCTTGATGCTGATATTATCAATATGGGCATTGATTTCAATGTTGTTGTAAGTTCAAAATCAAGTAGAGTGATAGTATTGAATAATATATTGAAGCGTTTGAACAGGTTTTTCAATATAGAAAACTTCCAAATTGGGCAACCAATTATAATTGATGAAGTAAAGAGTTTGATATACAATACCGAGGGGGTGATTGCAGTTGCAGATCTTAAATTTAATAATTTAACTGATGTGTCAACAGGAAACATCGACTATTCACAAACTACTTTTTCTGTGACAAGAAACACAAATAGTGGAATCATATTGTGTCCAGAAAATTCAATATTTGAGATAAAGTTCCCAAATAAGGATATTAGAGGAGCAGCGGTTTAATGCGAATATTTAGCTTTGCAACAAAAGACACATTTATAACTAATGTAATAGTCGCAAATACATTTAGAGCATCAGATGCTAATGTTGGTCAAGGCGGAACATTGGACTTAATGAAGCTACATGAAGAATCAACACTTCCTGGCACATCATCAAATGACTTACAAGAAATATCACGAATTCTTATAAAATTTGACCTAGATGTATTTCGTGCATTGACAGGTACACTATTAAGTGGAACAAAGTTAAATAATACAACATTCAAGCTTAAATTATTTGATGTATTACATGGTGATACACTACCATCAAATTTCAATATAATAGTCTTCCCACTTAGTAGATCTTTTGATGAAGGCCCTGGTATTGATACCTACGCATTCACAGATATTGGGTCATCAAACTTTGTCACAGCATCGGGTGGGGCTAGTACCGCAGTGACATGGTCACTTGATGGTGCAGCAAAGTCTGGAGCCTTAGACGATTCTGATATTGATATTATTACAGGTAGCGCATTCTTCCCAGGACTAGGTAACACAAGCTTAGTTGGAACACAAAACTTTGATATTGGTGATGAAAATCTAGATATTGATGTATCGACTATAATTAGTGGTACTATAGCTGGATTACTCCCTGATTATGGTTTTAGAATAAGCTTTTCTGGTTCTGAAGAGACCGACAGTAAGACAAGATTTATCAAGCGTTTTTATTCTAGGCATACTAATTTGTTTACAAAGCAACCTAGAATTGAAGCCATTTTCGATGATTCACTTGCAGATCATGGTAGCAACCTATTATTTGATGTGACAGGAACTATATTTTTAAGCAATATAGTTCGAGGAACATTTACTGATATAGTATCTGGTTCAAGAACACTTACTGGGACAAATAGTGATGTTGTTGGTTCAACATATAAGTGGGGAGTTCCTATAGTCAAGCTTGAAAGTGGTTCATTTAGTGTAGTATATACTGGTTCACAACATCAAAAAGGATTGTATAGTGCATCATTTGCAATTGATTCACTTGAATCAACATTGACTACTGAGCTTCGAAGTGCAGGCTCTGCAACAATGGACGTAGTTTGGCAGTCGGCAGATCATACAATACCTTACTTAAGCTCTTCTATAGTGATACATGAAATAACAAGAGAAAACTTCACTAAGCCAAAAAGATACAGAATATCAATTACAAACCTTAAAGGAGAGTATAATATCAACGAGATTGCCCAATATAGACTTTTCATACAAGAGGTTAATTTTAGTGTTGATTCAAGTAAGCTACCATCAGAGACACAAAGTCTTATATTAGATAATATGTTCTATCAAGTACGTGAACTTAAGACAAATGATATTGTGATGCCATTTGATACAACTAATAATAGTACAAGAGTGTCATATGACAGATACTCAAATTATTTTAATATGCATATGAAATCATATGCACCTGGTGTCAACTATAAAATTGAATTCTTGATAAAAGAAGATGATATTGAGCAAATTATAAGTGAAGGTATTATTTTTAGAGTTGTTAAGTAATGACAAAACGTGATATTGATAAACCAAATAAGTTTGATGACGTTAAGTTTTCAAAAGAATTTCTAGTACCTGATATTTCATATACCACAGGTGATCATAAGCTACGTAGCATTGATGATATCACATTAGGTAATAAGGGTGATAGTGATGCATTATTATCATCATCGTTCATACTTGGGCTTAATGATGATGGTCTAGAGAATACACAACAACTAAATGTTGATTTTTCTGATTTTACAAATCATACGTTTTTTAACTCCGCTATTGTTAATACTAATGTTGGATTTGACAAAGTATTAAACAACTATCCATTTGATGGGTCAAGAGCTAGTGTTATTTCATTCTTAGAGTCATTGACAGGCTTCGAGCGCTATATCTTTGATAATTTCCCAAGAAATATAGGATATTTGAATTTTTCTGGAAGTTACAGCTCATCAGTGCTAATAAAGGATTACGCTAATTCTAAAAGAGTCAACTTACAAGAGTTAGGTTCAGGATATAATGTATTAGATCCACGTGATGATAAATCATTTACCTTTGAAGCACAAATATTTGTTCCTCAAATAGAAACATTCGATCATCAAGTAGTATTTCAAAAATTAAGTGGTACAAGCCATGGAATTTCCTTGATGCTATNAAAGAGTGCAGACATAGTATCTGGAACATTGATGTTTGCAGTGACATCAGGATCACAAGAATTAATTGCATCAGCAACAATAGAAAAGGGAAAATTCAATCATGTTGCAACAACATTAAATAGAGAAACAGATAATCATACAGTAAACTTTTATTTAAATAGTAAATTGTTTACCACTTCTAGTGGTGTGAATATAGGACAAATAGACTTTGTCAATAGTGATATTACAATATGTTCAGGAACAACACACGCTTTTAGTGGTGCAATTAATCATGAACCACGATTGACGTTTAGTGGCGCACTAGATGAATTAAGAGTTTGGCATGCAACACGCAGTGTCGATGACTTAACAAGGTTTAGTACAAGAAATGTATTTGCAGATGAAAATTTGAAGCTTTACCTAAGGTTTAATGAGTCACAGAAAACAGATAAGCCAAATATTGTAATTGATCATTCTGGTTATGGTTTGCATGGTACAATACAACTTGGTTCTTCTTATAGAATGGATACTATAGGACCTGACGGTCTTGCTGTTTCTGCATCATTACGAAATACAAGCTCTATATCATCTCCACTAACAAATGAAAATCCACTCTTTTCACCAATATTGTTTAATACACATGAAGATGTCAGCACATTTAACAATCTACTTCTTGTAAGTGCATCAAACTATGATGATCAAAACCCTAACTTGATAACCCGTTTATTTCCACAACATTACTTTGAAGAGGGCGCTATCTTTGATAACCAAAGAGAAGATGAGCATTTATTCTTAAGTACACTTGATACATTAGATGCAAAATTAGGAACAGCACAAATACTTGCATCATTTCTATATGTCATTGCTAAAGGTCTAGATGAATTAAAGATATTTGTTGATCAATTCCAAAATATATTAACAGTTGGCCTAGACGAGTTTGATAATTCACCAGATGCAATGATTAATAAAATTGGTGAATTCTATGGTTTAACATTTAGTTCATTTTTTGAAGACGCATCATTTAGGCAGGTATTCTTTGGTGAAAACTTGACTGTAAATGATGATTATGTCAATATTACATTATTAGAGATTCGTGACATATTGTGGAAGCGAATATTTTCATCATTACCTGATATATTGAAGTCAAAGGGGACAATGCATGCTGTAAAATCTTTTATTAGAGCAGTCGGAATCAATCCTGATCATAACTTTAGAATTAGAGAATATGGTGGCGGCCAGATCGGAACAATAAGTGATATTCGAATACTAAAATTAGAAACATCAACATTACTTGATATGTCAGCAAGTTCAGATGGTAGTAGAGGCAATGTTATTAGTCCATTCTTGACAGCTTCAAGAATGAACATAGCAAATTACTTAGAGAAGCATCATATCGATACTAATCTATTTAACTCTGATGTATTACGAAGCAACTCATATAGTGGTCTATTGACTAGTCAATCATTTACTGTAGAACAAGTTGTCAAAATCACACCGTCAACACAGAATACACAATCAATATCAAGAGTCGCCATTACAGGCTCCGATGTAACATTGACAGATTTTGCAATGAACCTTTTGGCATTCTCATCAAGTGTATCAACTACCAGTAGTTCACTTAAATTATTCATAAAACCATTAACTTCAGCGGAAGCTGATCAATCTGACAGAGCAATATTGACTCTGTCCGGTGCAAATATATTTGATAACAAGAAATGGAATATCGCATATGGTAAAGAAGTAGTATCAGCTGCATCGAGCTCATACTTTTTATATGCGGCTCAAAATAAAAATACTGATGTTGACACATTACTTTCAGCTAGCGTATTGCTACGTAATGTTGGTTCTACAGGTGTAAATGTATTCTCTACATTAACAGAAGACAATGCTAGCGGTTCATTCTTAGTCTTTGGTAGCGCTAGCGCTGGCTTACCTAGTAGTGGCGGAACTACAGCAAGCTTACTAATGCAAGGAACTGATTTAGGAGGTGAATTTGCTGGTTCATCATATGTTGACTATAGCGGTAAAATAGGACATATACGCTTTTGGACAAAGGCATTAAGCAAAGATGAATTTAAAGAGCATGCGTTGAATTTCAAGTCAATTGGCGTAAGTGATCCTAGAAATATAAGCTTTAATACAGCAAGTGCTGAAAGGTTGATTATTGATGCTACAACTGATCAAATAAATTTAAAATCAGATAGTGGTGGTAGAATAACATTATTTGATTTTTCACAAAATGACTTCCATTTGACTGGTACTAGCTTTGCTTCAAGTGATAATGTCATAAAGCCTGAAGAATTCAAATATTCAATTTTATCACCATTTATCGATGAAAACCAAAATGTCGATAAGGTTCAAATTAGATCATTTAAAGAAAAGGAAAATATCTTATTCCATAATGTAGAGCGCGCACCAGTAAGTGAATTGACCATTAACGATTTTACAACATATGATCCTAGATTTTCAATAGATTTCTCAATCATTGAAGCGCTTGATGAAGATATTGTCAAGATAATGTCAACATTAGAGTCACTCAATAATGACTTAGGTGATACAAACAACTTATTTGACTATGAATATAAGAATTTACATGAATTACGCAGATTATACTTTAAACGATTGACAGGCAAAGTTAACTTGAAGTCATTTTTCGACTTTTTTGTATGGTTTGATCAAAATATGGGTGATTTTATTAAGAAGTTGAT